AAGTTGATTTCCGCCGGGCTCATGCCGTAGATCGCGGTCACGATCGACGTCAAGAAGGTCATCCACTTGGCGAAGTACATTTCGTTGTAGTCAACGCCGAATTTCTCGAATCCCGCGCGCGAATCCTGATCTTTCGACACCATGACGGGCAACGACCACGCATTGTTGATGCCCTTGACCATCGAATTCCAATATCGCTTGAAGCTCGCGATATCGTCCTGCGTATAGTTGCCGCTCAGATGCAGCAGACCTTTCGGGATCGCGTTCGAGTCGAAGCCCTTGATGTTGTAGGTGAGCGCATTCAGGAAGCCTGTCACGACGCGGATGAGCAGCTCCGTCTCCGAGATGCCATAGCCCGATGCGGAAACGTCCGTGCGTGGATTGCGCGGCTCATAGATCAAGTCATCGAACGTGTACGCCGTCGAGATGCGGCCCTGCACGACCTGAAGCGCGAAGACCTCATCGTCGCCTTCATAGCCGTCTTCGGTACACAAGCGAATCGTCGCGCCGTCCACGCTATAGAAGCCGTCGATGCCGAGCGCCTTGTCGCGCTTCCACTCCAGCTCGATCGGCGCGGAGTCCATCGAGAGCGTATCGCGGACATACTTCGCCATGAATTGCGAGAACGCGTCACGGCGCAGCGCCTTGCGGCGTCGCGGCTTCCACTCCCACCCGCAGTTCGTAATGAAGCGGTTGAGCAGCTGGATCGACTCGCGCTCGCTGTCCGTGAGCTTGTGATGCTTGTCAATGTGCCGAATCTCGAAGCCCGGCTTATCGTCGCCCGACTCGGCGACGCGGCAAAAGCGCTGCACTTGGCGAATGCGCGTGAGAATGACCGCGTTCAGAATCGGCGTCTGATCCACCATCGCGCGCAGGCTGTCAAAGCTCAGCGCGCCCGGCCGGTCCCAATACTGGCCCTGCAGCTGCACTTGCCACTCATCGAGTGTGACCGACTGCACGCCCGGCTCGCCGTCGCGCGAGCGCTTCGACGGGAACGGCACGATATTCGGATTGATCGCCTTGTTGAAGGCGGCCTCTTCCATCCCGTCCTGAATGTACGAGATGACGTCGCGCACGGCGTCGTTCGGAAGCAGGCTAGAAATGGACGAAGGCGCATGAGCCTTTTGCAGCTGCGCGAGCGCCTCGCCCCGCTCATCGGCGGGCGCGCTGGCGTCGAACGCCACATTCTCGGCTTTGCTCATTGGATTCCTCCTGTATAGGGAGAATCCTCGTGTCACGACCGGATAGCAAAAAGCCCGCGCTGTGGCGGGCTTTGGGTCAGGATTGCTGCTTGCGCTGGCTTGCTTCGATCAGCGCCTTGTTGATCGCGTCGGTCAGCGTGCGCGCGTAGCCGCGCCGTATCAGATCGTCTGACGCCTCGACGGCGCGCGGCTGGATCGTCACCGTCGTGCGCTTGCCGCCTTCCTCCAGCACCTTGTCGCGATGCTTCTGCACGCGCTCAGCGCCGCTCGTGCGCTCCCTTGCTCGTTCGGTCATCATCATCCTTAGACACCCGTCGAGCCGAAACCTCCCGCACCACGCGCCGTTTCACTGAGCTCGTCGGCCTCTTCGAATTCTACCCGGTCCACCGGCACGATCATGGCCTGCGCGATGCGCTCGCCCGCGCGCGGCACAGGGACCATCGCGCCGCGTGCACCATCGTCGCGCAGTGACACCATGACCTCACCGCGATAGTCGGCATCGATGACCCCGACGCAATTCGACAGCCGTTGCCCGTAATTGAAGCCGTGGCCGCTGCGCGAATACACGAGCATGACGTGCCCGGCGGGAATCTCGAAGGAGAGCCCGGTGCGATACACGATCGCGCACGCATCGCGCTTGTGCGACGTGCCGTTATCGACGGCCGTCAGATCGAAGCATGCCGCGCCCGGCGTCGCGTAGACCGGCGCGACTGCGTCAGGATGAACCTTTTTGAACTTGGTTTTCATTGTGTTTCCATCATCGAACGAATCACGGACGCGTCGCGCAGCACCAAGCGCGCAGCCATCCACACCACCGGCACCGCGCCCGCGAGACACGCGAGCGCGAAATACACTTCATTCGTCACTTCCTACTCCGTTATTGCGGTCGGTAAAACGCGTAAGGATCAGCGAGCCCGACTTCGACGCGATGCGGCAGGCTCGGCGGCTCGACATAGTCGATTGCGCCAAGCGGCGTCACCACCGCGCCGCGCGAGATAGCGCCCGCGCGCAGATGCGGCCCGAACGTCGTCGCGAGCTTCAGCGCCCGCTCACCGTTCGCCCACGTCACGAGAAACGCGACCGGCGACTTCATGCGGCACCCACGACGCGCAGCACGCCGCGCACGCATTTCGCCGCGATCGCCACGATCAGCATGAGCGGCAGCGTCAGCGCCGCGCGCACGGCCCACAAGGCAAGGCGAATCGCTCGCATCACACACCCCCGAAGAACGCAGCCACGAGCGGGTCGCGGCGGATGATCGGCGGCTCGACGTCATAGCGCGCGAACTGCGAATACACGCGCGCACCATCCGTCCTGACCGGCTTGCCATCGATTAGCGCATATGCGAGCTCTGGATGACCCACACCCCCATCGTGTTCGCCCGACACCACGCGCACACGCTTCAGATCGCGCACGAGATGCGGGATATAGCGGCGGATGGTCGTCGGGGAGCACTGCGTCACGCCCGCCATTTCGTGCGCGGTCAGCGGCCCGTCCTCGAGCGCATCGAGAATCGCGTCGATGCGAACCTTTGCGGCGTGTGTATGGAACGAAGTCGGCATATCTCTCTCAGGTAAAGCGTTTTCCCCGACTCCCGGCCGCTTCCTGCTGCGGCTAAGTGTCATGCTGGTGACATTCAATCGGGCGTCTCTGTTAGCCCACGGATTGAATGTTAGGCACTAACGGGTTAATTGTCAACCTGTGAGATAAATTTTCCTTCACCTGACTTGACGCTTGCCTTTCGAACGACCGTTTTCGATACCGGCATCCTTTCAGCTCACTTGCAGTCAGTGAACCGCCTTGCTTTGCAGCTCATCGAGCGCAAGCAGGAAGGAGTTACCGTCGAAATTGTGTTCAGCGAGCAGTTTGCGCATCTCGGCGATCGCCTCGCGACGAGCAGACTCTTTGCTGGCGGAGAGTTCCGCCTTTCGAGACGTCTGGAGAGCTGCCAACTCAGCCAGCAGCAGCTCGACTTCTTCATTGAGAACTTCAGGGGAATTCAGGCGTTCGAGAGGCATCGTATCAGCAAAAATTACAGTTGTATCGGGCGGTTTTTTAGCGCTTCGCTTCAAGCCGGTACCGGTAAAACTTTCAGTTCTTTTGTAGGAATGTTTATCCGAGAGGTGCATAATACGGCTAGCTGTACCGAAAAACCAGTGTTACAAACAAAAACATTTTTTGCGCAAATGTTTGCTATCTGGCCTTGCGCTCGGTACCGAACTGTATTAAGCGGACGCTTGCATCATAGGGAGATAAAGGGACGTCTCGCGTCCCAATCTGTCACGCGTAGAACTCACAGCCCGGATCGGTACGATTGACCGTAAAACCGCGCAGCGTGCAGCTGCGGCCGTCGAACGACGAGCATGCGCCGCACGTTCCGGCGTCGCCGTTGAGCTTGGCTTGCAGCTGCTCCATGCCGGTATCGACCATCTGTGCGACCTGCGACGGCAAACCGTGCATCGACCGCACAATCTCGATCTTCGACTCATACGCCTGATGCTCAGGCAAGATGAATTGCGTGCGCCCATACTCGCCGCACAGCGAATAGGCGTAGACCGCCGCGTCGAGCAAGTCGTCGTGCTCGCAGTCCGGGCCGAACGCGAGCATCTCTTCCACGAAGTAGCTCGGCAGCGTCTCGTTGTGCCACACGAGCCCGTTCTCATAGCGCGTGATGAGCGTTTGCGCGCGCGTGAACTTGTCCTTGTCCGGTTTGACTTGCCGCACCGGCAGATCGGTCGAGCGCAGCAGCTCTTCGACCACGGCCGCCTGATACTGGACGGCTTCGATCGCAATTTCCTGCGGTCGATAGCGCGCGGCCTTTTCCTTGATGAACGCGAGCGCGTCTCGGAAACCGACCCGGCGGCGCTCGGCATCCACGATCCACACTCGGCCCTGATCGTCCACGCCGACCGTCACGATCGCCGTATAGTCGGCGTTCTGCTTCATGCTGATCGCCAAGTCCACGCCTTGATACAGGCGCATGCCGCGAGGCGCCTGCCCGACCCGGATATGCTCGGCCTTGATGAACGTACCGGCGAAGGAGACGAACTGAGCGTCGAACTCCTGCATCGCGACGAGGCGCGGCAACCCTTCCTTCATCTTATCGACGTCGCGCTTGCTGATATGCGGGTTCGTGATCGTCGGAAGCTGCCAGCTCTGCCACTCGTCATCGCGATTGGGGTTTGCCGGGTTTCCCTTGTCGAAGAGCTTCTTGAAGTAGTTGTCGCCCTTCGGCGTCGAGAAGAACCACGCTTCGCCTTGGAAGTCGAGCAAAAGCGGCTGGATCGTCTGTTCCCACGCCTCTTCGAGCCGCTTAATCATCGCAGCCTCATCGATGACCGCGACGGCGAACTTGCGGCCCCGCGAGGCGTCTGGATCATCGAGCGAATAGCACTCGACGGAGCCGCCGGTAATCAGATCGAGGCGCTTATTCTGTTCGCTCTTCTGCGCAGTGACGTCCTTCAGCGTGCGGCACAGCGTGCGCCAGCTTTCGAGCATCGTCTGATACGTCGGCGCGTAGAGCGCGACCGGATAGCCGTTGAGCGCGCCTTTCTGGCGCGGCCCATCGAGCAGAACTTCTTGAGCGAGGAACGTCTTGCCGAAGCGTCGGCCGCAGACCGGGACGTTATAGCGCCGGGACTCGCGCATGAGCTGCTGCTGCCCGGCGTGCAGGATAGGGAGTGTGACGGTGTATGCCATGACGCACGATCGCGTCACGAC